TTGCAATATAGATACCAAATAAATCAAACGGGAGTTCCTTTCCTTTTTCAACTTGCTCTCTTGCAAAAGCTTTTAAAGTCATAGGTTCAACTTTTTGTTTCTGCAAATATTTAAACCCATGCTGTTCACAAACTCTTACTAATTCTGCAACTTGATTATCTTGTCCTCTGTTAAAAGTTGTTGTGACTGTGTTCTTAATTAAATCTCCAAAACCTTTATCTCGAAGCCAACTAAAAGCTTCATCGGTACGACTCTCAGGTATTCTTGCCGAATAGAATGGCTTAACTTCAACTTGCGTACCATCAGCAAGTTTAATTGCGTTTACACCAGCTTCTTGCATTAGCTCTGGTATTTTACGTTCCTGAAAATCTCTGTATTTTGCTTTTTTTTGGGAAAGTGCTTCCTCAGCTTGGTCTATTTCGTTCTCAAGTTTTTTCATTTCATTACAAGCATCTGATATTGATTTTGTGCTTGCAGTATCAACTTCTAAATTTGAAAACTTTTCGATATCCATATCTGATTCGGACAATAGACTTTTCCCTTGCAAAGTCAAATATAAAAATATAAAAGAAAATTGGATATGGCAAAATGGAAATACCCTTATAAAACGAAACCCTATGAGCACCAAAGAAAAGCATTAGCTGAGTCAGCAGATAGAACCACTTATGCATTGTTTATGGAAATGGGGACAGGTAAAACTAAAACTACTATAGACAACATAGCTTACCTATATTTAAAAAAACGTATAGATTCTGCGCTTATAGTTGCACCAAAATCAGTATATACAGTTTGGAAAAATGAGATTGATACTCATCTGCCTGATTCTATAGAACGAATCGTGTACGCATGGAAGGTAGATAAACCTAAACAATTACAACCCTTTGTAGTTAAAAAAGGTTTATTAAAATTTTTCTTAATAAATGTAGAGGCTTTATCAACAAAAAAAGGATTAGATATTTGTAACAAATATTTATTAAATCAACCGAACAATATTGTTGTTATAGATGAATCAACAACAATAAAAAACCCAAAAGCAAAAAGAACAAAAAACATTTTAGCACTAAGGTGGCGAGCGAAAATGAGGCGTATACTAACAGGCTCACCAGTAACAAAATCTCCATTAGATCTTTATACACAATGTGCGTTCTTAGATCCAGCACTTTTAGGTTTCAAAAGTTATTATGCTTTTCGTAATAGATATTGCACCTTTGATGAGGTTTATATTGCTAGAGGTGAAGCAATTATGGTTCCTGATGGATATACCAATCTTGATGAATTAGAACAAAAACTAAAACAATTTTCTATAAGATTAACTAAGGATGAATGTTTAGATATTCCTGATAAGATTTATCAAAAAAGAGAGATCATGATTACAGGTGATCAAAAAAGGGTTTACGACAGGCTACGTATTGAGGCTTTAGCTAAATTTGAAAATGAAACAATATCAGTTCACAATCAATTGACAGAGTTATTAAGATTACATCAAGTTGCAAATGGGTATTGTAAGAGTGATGATGGAGAAATATTACAATTCAATAATGAAAAATTAAAAGCTTTATTAGAAATATTAGAAGAAACAGATCAAAAGGTAATCATATGGGCAACCTACGTGCATAATATAAATGAAATAATAGCATCCTTAAATGATAAGTATGGTTCTGAATCTGTCGTCTCTATATTTGGTGAGACTTCACAGTCAGATAGAATGTTGGCCGTTGACCGTTTTCAAAATGATGATAAGTGCAGATTCTTTGTTGGTAACCCAACTACAGGTGGATATGGACTAACATTAACGGCAGCTAAATATGTAATATATTATTCAAATAATTATAATCTTGAAGTGCGTAAACAATCTGAAGATCGTGCTCATCGAATAGGACAAACAAAAAATGTTGTCTACATAGATATCATGGCTAAAGATACTATTGATGAGAAAATAGTGCAGGCATTAAAAAGAAAAAATCAATTATCGGCTAAGACTTTAGGTGATAAAGCAAAGGATTGGCTTCTTTAACCCTTTTTCATCGTTTTCTTATATAATTCAAGCCTTTCTAAGAATTTTTCGCTATATTCATGCAATAGAGGCTCAGAGAGCTTGAATTCTTGATATTGCAGGTCTCTGGTCGCGATAGCTACTACACCTTGCTCTATGGGCCCGTAATGCGTTTTATGGGCTAAATAATAGGCCCCCAACTGACATTTATAGTCTTCAATCCACTCTTCTCTTTTTGGCTTATTTGATTGCTTAAAATCGACTATTGAGGGTTTTCCGTACGCCACTCCTACTAAATCTGTTGTACCTGCATATTCTTGATTGTAAGCCAAAGATACTTCATTACCCCAAACTTCATCTATTCTTAAACTATCTTTTATAACAGCTGCCATCTTTCTAGGTTTGATACCCTCTTCAGTTTCGTTATAATATTTTTCATTGTTATAATAATATTCTAGTACCTTATGCATCTCTGTGCCGACACTTGACGCGTTATTCATTATTCTGTCTGCCTCAGCATGGCCTACTCTTCTTCGCCAATCATCTAATTTTTTTCTGTCCTTTGTTGCTGATAATATAGTCGTGACACTTGGAACAGGATGTTCTTCAACTAAATACTTTCTACCTGTTTCAGATTGAAATCTATTATGTTTTTTGTAAGGATATTTTTTGTTAATTTTAATTAGTGACATTACACTAATTAGCTAATAAATTTACCAAAGTCAAAATAATTGCTCCCATACCACCAACTAATGCAACAAAGAACCAATTAACTTTTTGTCTAACATCATCAAGACCTTTATGCATATGATCTTGTTGTTTTTTTAGACCAGAAATATGGCCGTAAAGGGCAATAATATGCTCACCTGTAGTTCTTGGATCTTTTCCGTTAGCCACGATTTTGTCTCCTTTGTGCTATAGCTGCAGCAGTTGTGTCAAATGGGAATAATTGTTGAACTTGTTGTGCAGTGACCTGTTCTGTGGGTTGTGTGGTCATTTGTGGTACTTGTGGTACAGGGATGTTTGGCACTTCACTTTGTGTTAATTCATCTCTTGGATCTTCAAACGCATCTCTGGCTTGCTCAATACTATTTGCCATACCATTGTATAATGCTAACTCTTCATCTTTTTGTTGCTCTGTAGGTAATTGTGTAAGCTCTTCATCGTACATAGCAATAACAGTAGACTCAGGAATATTCTCTAAATTAGGACCATAATTAGGTGTATCTATGGATACAGCTTTATTATCTAAGTAATTTGTTATTTGCTCAAAGTCCACATTGTTAGGATCGATTTGCACGAAATCATCATCGTCATTAAAAAATTTGTTTAATGCTTTAAAAAATGTTTCTCTTTTTTTTGCAGGTAAAACCTTTGCTTTAGGTGTAACTTTTGTTCCTACAATTTGAGCAAGTTCTTGTGGTCTTAATGCATCATTAACAACCCTTAACAATTGAGGATCTGTTAAAATTCTACCAGCATATCTTCCTACAAGTAACAAAGATAAGAATGTAAGTAATGGATTGTCAGTTTTAGAACCAACGCCCGCACCAATCGCTACTCCCGTTAAACCTCCTAATCCAGATAATTGAAGTCTTCTTTGTATGAAAGTAGATGAGTTTGTGACTGGCACATCAGATATAAGTTGCAAGTGTTGTGCAAAATCTCTTAAATCTTGCACAGATCTTTTAGCTGCCTGTCGACTTCCTGATATTGTGAAGTATGCATCCTCTAACATTTTAGATGCAGACTGAGCTTGTCTAGTTGCTCCAATACCTAAAGTATCAATAAAAGTGCTAGCGTCAAATTCTTTAAAATCATCTGGACCAAATTTATAGTTCTTTGTGTTTATTAAATTATCTGCACTTAATTTTGAACTAAAATTGCCACCTGTGTTAGCTAAATCTTGTAAACGATTAGCGTCTTCCATAACTTTCGAAAAAGGTTTTACAGCTAGCTCTCCGTCTAATCTAAGTTTACCAAGTGTTCCTAAACCTTTCATACCAGGAATAGCTAAATCTATAGCGCCTTGTAATGGCTTACCTACAAAAGATCCTATGTAAGCGTCATGTAAAAATTTAGAAAAAGATGCTTTAAATAATTTTACACCATTTTCACTGTAACCCTCAAAACCTTTTTGTGCACCAATCATTTTTTTGTAAGTTTGTAGTGCAGATGGTGATCTTGATGTAAATACAGCGTCTTCAAAAAGTTTAAATAAATCTTCTTTAGGCATATTAGTTCTACCTAAAAAATTAATCAAACCTTTACCAGTCAAAGCATTAGAATCTACTTTCTGTAATTTTCTTTTTAAAAAGTATCCTTCATTATCATATAGTTTCATTGTTCTAGCAAAAGCTTCATTAGCATTTTTCATTTTTGTGAGAAGAGAATTACCCGCTTTTATTGTTGTATCTATAATTTGTTTTCCTCCAGCACTTTGCAACCCACCAGCTCCTGTCACAGCATCAGCAAATCCTTTATCTTTCATTAATGCATTTGCATTTAAATTTTTTCCAAAACTTGCTACATCTAACTCTAACGCATTCTTCAACGCGCCAAATTCCTGATTCATTGCATAGTATTTTGTCTGGTTTCCTACATCGTTCAAAAGTTTATTCATAAATTTAAATTGTTTAAATGTTATGTTTTTACCTTTTAGTGCACCA